GGCAAGTTTACTCAACCTGTCCAACCACTTCTTGTACGCCATACGCAAATACAAATACCCAGCGCCATTAGGCAAAGAAAGAACAGACAGACCTTTGTTGTCTCTGTCAAAGTTCTTACCCATCGGTGTGTTTCTGTAGAGTACCTTAGCCTCTGACTCACACCAAATTTCTAGCTGAGTAATTGTGTCTACTGCTACATACTTGTACGGTCTACCTTCCTTGATAATAGATTGCCCGATCTGAGACAGCTCAGTTAGGTTGTGCGCTTTAATCTTAAGCGCTTCAACCATGTCAGTACCGTCCTCTAGATCGAGAATCAAACAGTCCTCCAATGAAGAGAGTGCTGTTGTCTTACCAATCTTAGGTGGTCCATACAAGACCATGTTCTTGGGAGACTTTCGAAGGGCTTTCACCTTCTTCTTAGGTAGTTCCAAGTTTGCGTTCATTAATAGTAAACGTTGATAAATCTGTTTGAAACGGGATCATGCCTAGCAATCCATCCCGATTCTTTTCTACATGCACAGCCAACAACCCTACTGGGTCTTCACCACAGTATGTATCTGTAATGTTGTACAGATCGTACGGTCGTTGGAGCATCATCACAACATGAGCATCTTGACCAATAGAATCGCCCCCAAACAAATCCGTGAGGAGAGGTTGGTATTGATTCTTTGCTCTGTGCTCTTGCTCGATATTCCTGTTGAGTTGGGACAGAAGTATTGTAACACTCCCCATCTTTGACTGCATCCACATACACCCTTTGGACAGGGTGTTTAGCTTCTGCAGTTCTGTATCCTCTCTCCCAATAACAAGACGAGAGTGGTCAATCAAGTTGATGATCGTCTTCCTAGGACTCTTCCTGAAGATCGCTTCATTCACTTTCTTGACCGCTGTCATGTCTTGGGGGATAGAACAGAAATAGATGGGGTAGCCCTTGTACTTCTGTGTCTCATTCACGTAACTATCAAACTTCTCCTGAGATAGTTTCTGCTCAACTGATAGTAGCTCGAAGGTCTGTAGCTTGGTGTCCTTAGAGCCAGCACGTAATATCTGCTGGTCACCGGGCATCTCAAAGCTCCAGTATACGACTACTATATCTTTCTGAGCATTCTTGTCTAGCAGATCGAAGATCAACTGGTTACTGAATGCAGACTTCCCAACCCCAGGTCTACCGGCAATGACATACATCTTACCGGGCTGTAAGCCGCCCATGAGGTTCTTATTCAATCTCTCCCATTTAGTAGGCAGTACGTTTCTGTTACCGTTCATACCATCACGTACGTGTTGGATAGAACGCTCTACTTCTTTGGAGATATGTCTAAGCTGGGGTAGGCTAGAGCCTTCTGGTAATTCTGGAGGGGGTACTGGTCGGTTCATCGTCTAGTCCAATGTATTTTTCCCACGAGTGATTGTTCACCCATGTGGTTAGTTGTTGCATAAACTTGAGGGAGTCATCTCCTCTACGCATATCCAACTCTACATCCAGAGCTTTGATAACCTCTTTGTGTTTCCCAACGTTCCCACCCAGATACTTCTCGTATCTGATGCGTGCTTTCTCGTTAGCCTTGGCCATAGGATTCTTAGCTCTAAGAACCCTAGCACCCACCTTTAGAGGAAAATGGGCCAAGAGTTCAGACCACATTTGTAAGAAGGGGGACTCTAGGTGGGAGTAGAATGGCTCTCTTACAGTATGTTCTGAGGTCTCTTGACCCAATTTCAAATAGCCTTTGGTTTGCAGTTTCTCTGAGTCTACATTAAGGCTCAAAGTCGATAGAATATCGTAGGCTTTTTGATGCAGCAGATACAAATATAGATACTCGTCCGCGGTAATACAAAGATTTGCAAGACTTTCAGTGTTGATTTCTACATTCATATCGAAGATTTAAACGGTTTATTTAAATACCATGTAGACCTCTACACCTTTCACCGAAAACTTCACTGACTTCACATCAGTTACATCCCCTGTCTCCGTAGGCTTTACGGGTGTTGGGGGGTTCACTTCGATAGTCGCAGGACCAGTAACAGTCATACGTTTCTTACCTCGCAGGATATTGTAGTAGCGTTGTACTATCCCATTGTGAGTTCTCCCAAGAATAACTGCAGCTTTGTGCGCACCACGAGATACTCCGAGTCGTTCTACACATCCGAGAATGTAAGTGTCATCATCAGCAGTATAGCGAGTTCTTTTTGTTTTAATACGTGACATCGTCAATTGAATTTAACCAGTTAACATTACTTAATTTGCTTACAGCGTTTCGTAACCACTTCTCCTCCTGAGACTCTGCTACGTACAGTATAAAGATCTTACCGACCTTATCCTCTGCGAGTCGAAGTAGTCTACCCACACGCTGAATCATGGGTAGTGATTTAGAATCTAGACCTGCAATGATCCCAACCTCTGAGTCGGGTACATCGAAGCCTTGATTCAAAGCTTTGGTTGAACAAAGAATCTTGTTCTCCCCAGACTTGTACTGCTCGAGTATCTTTTCTCTAACCTTCTTCGTCTTACCACTATGGTATGCCAACCCGTCAAGGTGCTCGGCCATATCATCTGTAAACGAATTAGTACCAGAGAATACGAGGATCTTTTTATCCTCATACTCAGCAGCAATTCTGTCTGTGTAATCTAGTTTATTGTAGGCATGCTGAACTATCTCCTTACGCTCTCTAATAGCGGCGTAGAACATAACAGCAGCTGCCTTATCACCAGGAACCTTCCCGCTCAGTACCATCTTAGCCATGTTGAATGCATCAAACTGACCAAGTCGATACTTAGCGTGTACGAATTTGTTGTTTGCTTTCTTGTACGCTTTTGCTTCGTCATCCAGTAACTTGACCGGGACACAATTGATTTCGTACGGAGCCACCAACCCCATCTGTACACAGACGTCTAGTGATATTAGGTAACAAATAGGTGCAAGGTTCACCAAGAGAGAGCGGTACTCATCTTCTTCTGGGAGAGCAGCTGTCATACAGAGCAGCCTTTCGTACGCATTGTACTCAAAGAACTGTCTATACACAGGACTCAGCCCAAGGTGAACCTCATCACAAACTACTATGGAGTATTCCTCTCCTCGTAGCTTGTGCGCTGACTGATAGCATATAATCTCAATGCTGTCTAGTACATCTTCCTTACCCCACTTCTTGAACTCTTCTTTGAATTGATCTTGAAGTTGGGTAGTAGGGACAAGGATTAATCCCTTGCCCCCGTAAGTCTTAATCACATGAGCAACAGCTAGTACACCACATCGGCTCTTCCCGAATCCAGTACCAGCTATGATTGAACCAGTAAAACCTTGTGCGGCCCACTGGTTCAATGCTTTCTTCTGTTCTTTAGACTTGATCTCCAACAGGTTCGTCTTCCTCCCCATCTAACTGCGGTTTAAACTTTATCTCTTCCTCGATACTCTTATATATACCTGCATACTCTGGGTAGACCTGCATCCAGTTGTCATGCCCCCGCAAGTTGTGCAGTATCGTAGAGTGATCTCTATTGACAAGCATCCCGATAGTATTGTAGCTACTACCTAGATGATATCTGGATATAGCTATGTAAGCTCGTCTAGCACACACTGCTTCGTGTATACGAGATCTGCTCATAGCTTCTACAAGTGATACCCCAAATGCCTCAGAGGTTAGCGTGAGTATACGCTTGTAGGTCATACCATACATAGCATGGTAGCGCTTAGATACTCTGTTCTTAGCAGTCTTTTGCAGACCTACATAGATGTGCGGAGCTACACTAATTTTACTCTCCGGAACCATGCTGCCTTCCCTCTTTTAGCGCTTAGACTATCTACTAATTCTACTGCATCGTCTAGTGAGTACGTCACTACGATGGGCACCTCTACCCTGTCTTCAATCTGCATCACTACATACACATGCTCATCTTTGCGGGAGGCACAAGCCCACCACTGCTTAATCCATTTTACCATAATTGAAATATTAGATGTCCCCACTTAGTGGCAATCATCATTGCTAAACCTATCCCCAAGAAACCACAAAGGGTGTAAACTACACCCCATACTAATCCGTTCTCGAAGGACTTCTTTTGAATATCAGATACTATGTGTACCTGCTCTTCAGTAAAACACATTGGGTCAATCATAGGGCAAACTCTTCTTTAATTTCAGCTACCATAGCCTTCCCTTCAGTGGTTAGCCCTTTTTTGT